TTATTGCCTCACCACCGCTCCCTCCCGTGCATTGATCATCGCTTCGACGACTCGGCGCAGCTTCCTTACCGATCCCCCATGCCAGAAGCGGCGTATGGCGGTGATCTCGTCCTGAGCTAGGGGCGCGATCCAACGCTCGTCGAGACCGCGTTCTTCGGCGATTTCCGCGGTGACGGCCGGCAGCAGCAGTTCGATATCTGCGGGGCGCGGCTTCGGAAACTCGACGATGCGGAAGCGGTCCCTGATCGGCGACGGTAGCGGGTCGATCGAATTCGCGGTCGCGACGTAGCTGACCAGGGACAGATCGAGCGACGTCTGCAGCGCGGGATCCGGATAGCGCGCGGCTGTTTCGGGTTCAAGAAAACCCAACAACGAATCCCAGAGCCGTCCGTAGTCCGAACGGGTGGGCGCCTTCTCGATTTCGTCGATCAGGACGATCGGGTTCGCGATGCGGCCCTGAGCAATCGCCAGGAACGGATGGCACGGCTCTGCCGAGTACCAGCGCTTGTCGGTGCCGCCGAAGGCGGCGCCGTCCGACCGAGCTGCATCGACACGCCACACATGGACGCCGAGCACTTCTCCGAGACGCCGACCGAAACGCGACTTGCCACCTCCGGGTGGCCCGACGAGCAGCAGAGGCCGCAAGTGAACATGAGTACGGCCGACGAGTTCAGTCATGCAGAAGTCGATGACGTCCTGTGCGTAAGGGAATTCGAAGAGAAGCTTCTGCCGGGCGTCGTGCAGCGGCGGCGCTGCGACGATCGGCAAGGCTTTATTGATGACTGCCTTCAGCGGCGCCACGATCTCCTTCAGCTTCGGGCTTTTCAGACTGGCGTCGTCGATAGCACAAACAATAAGGTGGCCATCGGGAGTAAAATCACCGCCGCTTTCAATGAGCGCCTTCTCCTCACTGCCCCCCTGCTTTTCCCTCTCCTTTCGGTCGCGCTCATTGTACTGCTCGTGAACCGTCTCAATCGCCTGTTCGATCCGCTGGCGCGCCATCCTGTCGGCGACGCGGCGGGCATTCGGCAGCGCCCGGACATCGGCGTATAGCGGCAACTGCGGAAGCGCGATCGGCAGCGCGGCCCATCCCCACACCAGTGCTTCAATCTCCGCCGCAACATCGACGTCGAGTTCCTCGGGCAGGGTCTTCGAGGCCATGAGGAGCGTCTTTCCAACGCGCCGATGCTCGGCGATCAGCACTTCGCTATGCGGAACCGGAAGCGAAGTCAGCCTCACGCAATCAGCGAGCGAACGCAGGTCCGAACGGTCGTCAGCAGCCGCTTGCCGATCCAACTCCGCGGCCAAATTGATGGCGGCGTCCGTGGTGCGCGCGTTGGCCCAGATCGCCGTCTCGGGCAGATCCGGGCATAGTTCGGCGATCTCGCCGATCAACCGCTCGCGTACGTAGCTGTCCGTTCGGCCACGCAACAACGCGATCCTCAGGATCCGCGGTAGAGCCTTCAGCCCCGCATCGGCCTCGGCGGCATCCGCCGCGGCGCCGGTCGAAGCAGCCTCCCGCTCCGAAACTGGAATGGTAGCGAGGGTATCGTCGTCGTCGAATTCGGCAGTCATGGCAGGATCTCCGAAATGTCCTCGCGATAGGCGTTATGCTCCTGGCAGCCCCCAAACTTCGCGGCATCCCGATCGCAGGCCCGGACGCGACCGCTGTTGAGCTCCTGTCGCCAGGGCGAAGGCGCCGTGCGCGTCACCGTGGGAGGAGCGCACTTCGTCCAGCTTTCGCTCGACGACGGCACTCTCTGCAACATCACGACGGATAGGGGGCCGCTGCTCGTCGATTTCGTCGAGAAACGCAACGCGATCGGAGAATGACCATGGCATCTGACGAACAGCGACCCATCGACATCGAATGGCGAGCCGAACTGAAGCGCTTGATCGCCAAGCACGACCTGCAGGGAGCGGTCATCATCGCCATCAGGCGCGATGGCGTGGTCGACGCCCACACCTATGGCGAGGACAAGTTCAAGTGCGACGCGCTCGGGACGTGGATCACCGGATTCGCCGAGCGTGCTCTCCCCGTTATCCCGTTCCAGACCGTGTTCGGCTGGCGCAACGGAGGCCTCGCCGAGCACGTCCCGGACGACACCAAGGTGCCCGATGGATGGGAGCAGTTCAGGTAGCTGTAGATGTCAGGGACGAATCATTCTCAGGGTCAATTCTGAAATCCCAGAGTCAAGCCCATTTATCCCAGAAATAACCGTGGTTATTTTGGTGGAAGTCTGGCAGGGAACACTTGCAGCGCTGGGGCGACACACGTACTTTCGTCGTCATGACAGACAACGTGTTCGTCTCGGCCCTGGACGCCGAAATCGCAGATCTGGAGGCCGATATCGCGGCCAATCCGGACGTCCGCGTCGTTAAGCTTTCTAACCTAAAGGCATTGCGACAGAACTTCTATTCGAGCACTGCCTCGTCGCATCACATCTCGTCTGGGACACTGTCGGTCAGCGACCAGTTCAGAACTCAGACCGTAAGGACACACCTCAGGACGACTGGTCGCAGGCGTGCCCCAGAGACCAAAGCGGCTCTCAACGCAGCCCGCGAACTAATCTCAGGTCGCACCTACCCGACCAGAACGTCAGAAATCTTCTCCTACCTGACGCAGCGAGGCATCTCGGTGCCTGGCACGGATCCGGCGTCTAATCTGAGCGCCATGTTGTCGAAGTCCGACGAGTTCGTCTCGCACGGACGCTCCGGCTGGACGCTGGCGTCCGCAGACGACGGTCCACCCGATCCGAACCATTCCCAGCCGCAGCGCGCCGATACGCCGGTGCAGTTCCACTATGACATATCGCCACCATCACCACCGCCGACCCCGGCACCAACGGCTCCGCAGCCAGGGTCACCGTGGGCACATCAGCGAAAGGACGACATATTTGAGTGAGTTAGCCGCGTCGGGGGCTTGGCGGCCGGCCCCTTAGTGCAACGAAAAGGCCGAGGTACCTTTCGGTGCCCCGGCCCATGACCGCTCCGCTGGCACACCTGGCGGCATGTGACGTTGCGCGTCTCGCAACCGAAACGTTGCATGCCGACTCGCCAATTTCAAGGCGTCCAGGAGCCGTGTTCATTCTCCGTTCGATGGATTTTCGAATGAAGAAGCCTCGTCGGCACCACTACGTCCGGCCGTACACGCGTGTCCGCTTCCGGCGGATCGAGCATGTGCGCGGACACCCCCGCCCTCGGCTCTAGCGCATGAGCATAGCGCGGCGCCGTCCAGCGTGATGCGGACGCCGTCCGTGCACCAAGAACTCAGGCCCGCGGAACACCACCGCGGGCCATCACCATGCCAGCGGTGGGATCCGGATCCAGTCGGCGCCGTCGAGGCCCGGGATCGCGGCCATGACGTCGTGATCGGACCCAGGCCTGAAATAGACGACGTGTCCGTACAGCACGCCGTCGTCGCTGCACACGTCGTCGATGTCCAGCTCAAGCAGAGCACGGTCGTTGACCGGGATCCCGAGGGCGGCCGCCACCGCCGCGTCGTGATCGCGCTCCAGCATCTCTTCCAGCTGTCGAGAACTCATTGGCTGCTCCCCAATCTGTTGTCTCAAAGCAGAGGGTAGTGACAGGTCGGGTAAGAAAATCGTTGCGTCGGCAGAACGAGTCGACCGCCGCCAGCGTCTGGCTATAGTCGCCGCCATGGGCACCAAATCCCGCGAGGTCATATACGGCAGCCGCCTCCGCGGGCTGGTGATGGACGCCGCGTCCGCGCGCGAAGAAGCGATCGCGGCCGTGCGCCGAGGCGACCGCGCGGAGGCCGAGGCGTGGTCGCTCCGCATGGAAGGATTCGGCGGCCCGGCGCAGCCGTCTCCGACGCTCGGCCAGTGTCTCAACGGCGGCCTGGCCTGGCTGGAGGTCGAGTGCATGCGATGCAAGACCAGGGCGGGCCTGAGCTTGGTCTACATCAGACGGCCGCGGGACACCCCAACATGGAAGCTGGAGGCCTCGCTGCGCTGCCGGGCCTGCGCGACACCGCGGCGCCGTGCGCCGGCGCGCATCATAAAGCTGACGGCGGAGCGCGAGATCCCGCAGCGACCGTGGGACGGAGCGGATCCGGATGAGGTCTGAGCGTGGGTGACTGAACGCGTGAGTTCGATGAGCCGGTACCGCTGCCTGACGGCAGCCGGCCACTGCGCACGCTGCGCGACGCCGCCGCCTACATCGAGGCCCTGCCGCCGGCCGAGCAGCAGCACTCCGACGGCCAGACCGCCCTGCACGTCCTGCTGCAGGCGGCCGACCACGATGGCCCGATGATGTTCGCGCGGATTGGCGTCAGCCGCATGGTCCGCCGGCACCACCCTGAGCCACCGCGGCCGCTGCGTAAGGACCGACCGTGGGGCCGGCGCCGGCTGAAGCGTGATGAGTGAATGCCGAAAATATTGTACGAAGCGTTGTATGGGCTTCTGAGCGGGCTTCTGAAGACCGCCGCAAACTGACGCTAAGTGCTTAATAATGCTTTGGTAGCGGGAGAGCGCTACCGCCAAACACCCCCCACCCTTTTCGTGATTCGAGCAGCCTAGACCGCCTGCACGCTCGATCGGCGCAGATTGAACTTGGCGCCGAGATTCCCCTCCCAGGCCCACCCGGCATAGAACAGCACGCGCGGCCCGGCATAACCGACGAACGGTAGGCGCAGCGGCCCGAGCCGGATCACCGACCATTTCCACCCCGTTCGCCCCACGTCGGCAAGCGTGCCCGCGTCGAGCGGGTCGGTGCCGGCGATCTCATAATCGCGATCTTTGACACCCACCACATAGGCGGTGAAATTCGACAGCGGGTTGCGGATCGCCCATGCAAGCGCCCGCCACCAGGCCGCCGCGCCCGGCTTGAACCATTCCGGCGGCTGCGGCTCCAGATCGTTCTGAAACCACCACATCGGGTTGATCTTGGCGGTGAGCGGATAGCGCCGCCGGCCGGAAAGCCGCTGCGCCTGCCGCCCAGCCGTCGCCGGCAACGGAGTCACGGTCGGGTTGTGATTGATCTCGCCGTAGTTCATGGTTTTTACAACTCCTAAGGGTATGGATGCCATGACCGCCGAGACAGACCAGCGACCGCCACGCCCCAACGCCGCCAAGTCGGCGGCCGCCGCCGGACTCGGCGTCGGCGCGATCTGCGGCACGCTGGCGGCCGCCAGTGGGTACGGCGCGGCGGCGCTGGTGTTCGGCGGATTGATGATCGCGATTGCGATCGGACTCGCGGTCGGACTCGTGCGGGATTGAAAAACCGCTACGGCGGCCACTGGTGCGATATTTCGGCGACGGCCGCACCGACCTAGCGGCTAGACGATTTTAGCGCATCACGGCCGCGCTCTGCGGCTCACTATTCGGGCAGGATGCGCCCCGCCCCGCGCTTGCCACCCGCAAGATAGCGGGCGACCGGCTCGGGGTGCGCCGCGGCAAGCCGCCCCATCTTGGCATTGAGATCGGCGAGGAAACCCGCCGGCGCGCGCGGCGGCCGATCATCGATCCATCGACCGTGAATTTGCGCCGCGCGCAGCACCGCCAGCGAGGCGATTGCCTTGGTGACGTGGTGCAGATCGGCGCCGCTTTCGGCGTCCGTTTCCTCGCCAAGATTCCAGAATTGGAACAGGTGACGGTTGCAGGCGTCGACATACACCGACCCGCGCGGCTCGGCGACGAGGTAATTGTGCCCCCCATATTTGAAACCGCCCTCGGCGAACGCGAGCGCCAGCTCGAAAATCACCTCGGCCGGGACCCACGATAGACACGCTTTCAGCGTGCCGAAGGCGTCCTTCGGATTGTTCGCCTTGGCGACGGCCGGCGGCTCCGTCACCACCAGATCATCAAGCGGGCAAAACGTCGTCATCCGCACCTCGACATCCGCCTCGGCCTCGAATGACGGCGCGCGGCCGACATGCGCCTCGATATAGCGGCGCCGCGCCGGATCGAGCGGCGCTTGCCCGCCAAGATCGGGCAGCGTCGACTTACTGCGCAAATCGTCATGGTCCCATTTCGCCATATCGAATCACCTCATACTCGGCGGCGGAATGTTGACGCGTTGCCGCCCCAGCTCACCGTCGCGCTTGTGCAGCGTGACCGCCTGCAACGCCTGCGCACTGCGCCAGCCGCCGCCGGCGGCGTGGTTGTCCTTGTCGGCGATCGTCGAGAAACTTTCGACGCGCACGTCGCCGATCGTGTCGAGCCGGTCCTTATGAATGTGCCCGAACATGAACCAGTGATAAGCGGTCGCGCCCCACGCCTCGCGCTGATCGACCGCCATCGCCATTGCCATGCGCGCCGGCGACAGCTTGTCGCCGTGCGCCGCACCGAACAGCGTCGCGCCGAACCGGCGGTAGTAAAGATCGGCCGGAAACGCGATATGCACCCGGCGATTGCGCTCGTAGAAGCCGGCAAGCGCCAGCGCCAGCGCAGCGCCGGCCTCCGGATCGTGGTTGCCCGGAATGTTGACCACCTCAACGGCCTCGTGCTTAGCGAGCGCCATATCGATGATAGAGCGAAACACCTGCACGCCGGCGCGCTGCACCTTGAACCAACGCCCATCAACGTCGAGCTGATGCTTAGATTTCGGCGTTACGTTGCGCTGATCGTTGGCATGATACCAATCGCCGAGATTGACGATCGTCGCCGCGCGCGAACGGTCGGCCTTGGCGACGATCGCCGACGCGCAATCGAGCATCCGCTCGGTTGCAATTTTGAGATCATAATCCGCGCCGGTTTGCGGCCGCCACGACAACATTCCGATATGCGGATCGGCGATCGGGTAAACCGTCATCAGGTCGCGTTCGACGCGCTTTGGCGGCGGAACGATCCTCGCCCGGCCGCGATACGCCTCAAATTCGGCTTTGAGCGCGCCGATCAGCTCGGGCGCGGCGCTGTCGGTGCGCGTCTTGATCCACTGGTGACGGATTCGCCCCTCGCCGTCGACGAAGGCCGATACGCCCTTGAGCACCTGCCCGGCAGGCATCGCGAACGCCGGACCGGACTCCTTGTGCTGCGTCACCCATTCCTTTTGCACGTTGCCGGAATCGTCGAGCTGCGCCGAACTGCGCTTTAGCTCGAAACCCGGCAGCACCGGCTTAAAGCCCAGCATCCCGCGCTCGGCCGCGCGCTTGAGGCGATGCTTAAACGTCGAGCGCGGCACGCCGCCGGCGCGCGCGGCCTTGCGTTCCGAGCCGTGCGCCTTGAGCAGTGCCGCGGCCTCGCTGCACTGCTCGTCGCTTACTTGATCCATGACTTACGAAATCCTGAAAATGCGCAGCACGACGGCTTTGATCTCACCGCCGAACATATGCAGCACGTAGCCGATCAGCGCGAGCGCGCCGGTTGCGATCGCGACTGCAGTCGCGGCCTTGCGGGTGAGGTCGGAAACCTGCGGCTCGATCGCGTCGAGACGCGCGACGATCGACCGCTTATTGTCCGGATCGTCGATCGCATCGAGCCGCGCGGCGAGCGGATCGATCGCGCCAACCTTCATCGTCATATTGGCGAGCTGGTGCCGCACCTCTTTACGGTGCTGCGCGCTTTCGACCCGATCCTGCTCGCGCTCGGCCCGATCACGATCGACGGCGGAAATATGCGACTCGAGCTTGCCTTTCAGCTCGCCCAACAACAGCACCAGGCTGCGCGAGTCATCGGACATTGCCGCTGCCCCCTTTGAGCGCGGCCCGCGTTTTCGCCTCGCATCGGTCGCGCCCGACGATCCGCCGATTTGCGGTAACCGCGATCGCGCGATTCTGCGCGGCGATCACCCCGAGGTCGGCGCCCTCGCGCGGCGCGGGCAACGGCACCGGCTTTCCGAGCGCCTTGCAATCATCCGGCACGCGCGGCGGCGCCGGCTGCGGCCGCTCACTGACCAATGTCGAGCAAGCGCCGCACGTCGTCGCGAGTAGCAGCGCGGCAAGCGTCGCCGGAATGCGATTTCGCATAGTCTGTTACCTTCTGATTGAGTGCGTCGGCGTGCCGCTCGATCGCGGTCAACGCCAGATTGGTTTCAGCCGCGGCGGTCGCCGCAGCGGCCGCCTCGCGCTCTCTAGCTTTCGAGGCGAGCAACGCGTCGGAAAGTTTCCAAGCGCGCCGCACGTCGGTAGAGCAGCCGCGCGCTGCGCGCCTTGGCTTCGCGATAGGCGACATGCCGCTCGTACAAAAGCGCCGGCGTGCGGCCGTCCTGTTCGAACGCCTTGCCGGCCGGTCCGCATTCGGTCTCGACGAGCGCGAGCAGGCGCGACGGCGCAATGCCGGCGGCGTTCGCGGCGTCGGTGATCGCCTTGATCAGTGAACTAGAGAACATCGGGGATTTTCCTCGCGCTCGAAACGAAAAAGGCCGCCCGAAATGGCGGCCTTTGAGAGATTAGCGATTGAAGGGGTGCGAACTGATCAGCGCCCAGCGCGGCGCCAATTCCAGCCGTAACACTGCACGAATACTTGCGTACCAGCCGCGCCAGGCGTCGCCTTGAGCTGCGAACTTGCCGACACCCGCACATTGACCTTGGCACCGCCGAACATGCCATTACCAGCGATGATCGTCGCAAGCGGCGAGCCGGAAGCGGAGACGCCAAAGTTTGGCAGATCGGTACTCAACAGCATGAGCGCCGAGGTCGACGACGAATTTTGGATCGATGCACCCAAAACCGCCTCGGCCTTTGCCGGCACCGGCACTGAAAACGTCGTCCAGGTGCCGTTCGGCAGATTCGAGCTATTGAGCGACAACGGCAGCATTGCATTGAACAGCACGCAATCGCCGCCCTCAAACACGAGGAAATCAATAATTGCGGCGCTGGCGTCGGTTGCGACGTAGCCGAGTAGCCGCTTTTTGTCCCAAGAGGTCGGCAGCGACGGCGCGGTTGCCGACAACGAAATCAACACGTCGGCGGCGGCGGCCTGGTCGCTGCGGGCGATCGCCCACAAGTAATAACCCGAATTGGCCGCAACCGCGCCGGTGTCGAGGCCACCATTACCCGAGCCGGCGACGAACGTCGCGTCGATGCGCTTGGTCATCGCCGGCAGGATGATCGACAACGTATCATCGCTCGATCGTGCCTTGCCGGCGGTGATATCGATCCGCGTCGACGGGTTGGCGGCGTTGCGCGACCATATCAGCCCGCTAATGTGGCCCGTCGGCAGGATGCGATCGACGTATTGCGTGGTTGCGAGTTTCTGCGAGCTGTCGCCGGCGGCCGGCGTCGGCGCCGTCGGCGTGTTGATGAATGTCGGCGAGTCAAGGTTCGCCTTCGACGCCAACACCGCGGCCGCGGCCGCAGCCGCCGCATTGGCGCCGGCCGACGTGATCGCGTCGACCGTGACGATGCCGGTGCCGTCACCGTCGCGGTGCACCGGCACGAGATCGGCGCCCTGCGCCGCGCCGAGATCGGGCAGCTCGCCGATCGTCTTGCGAATTTCGCTTAACATTGGACCCGCCTCACCCTCTTTATTGCGCCGGCCACGCCACGGCCGCGCGCGCGGCACGCGCGTCGGTGTCGCTCACGGCCGCATCGATCGCCTGCTTGGTGCCGAGCCGCATCGCCTCGATCGTGGCGGCGGCTGCCGACCAGGCGGCCCGCGTGGCATTCACCAGCGCCGCAACGTCGGCGAGCGTCGCGCCATCGATCCCGATCGAGGCGGCGAGGATCGGATAATGCGCCGGATCGGGACTGGTATCGGCGGCGAGGCGATCGGCCTCGGCGCCCTTCTGCTGGTACACCATCGCCTGACCGGCGCCGGCGGTGATGTAGCGCAGCCGTACCGTCTCGGCCTCGGCGTCGATTTCGGCTTTCAGCGCCTCTTTGACGATCGCCAGCGCCTCGGTTCCGGTCTGCGGCCGCCACACGCCTTGATCGAGCACCAGCTCGGCCGAAAAATCGCAGACGAGCGGCTGCCAGCCGCCGGCGTCGCGGATATGCTTGACGCCCGCCGGATCGATATAGAATTGCCGATAGCTGGCGGCGGCGACGATGCGTGTGCCGTCATAGCGGAGCGCCGCCGTCGGCGATCCGGCGAGCTGCGCGGGGATCTCGACGCCATCGACGTTTCCGGAACCGACACCGAGCACGAGGTCGAAATCAATCAGAGTTGCTTTCATTTCTTTGCACCCCTTGCTTACTGGCGACCCTGAACCGACAGCGTCATCTCGATCGTTGCCGACACGCTGGCGCCTGCGCTGTAACCGCCGACCACGAAAACCGGACTGACGCCGTAGCGATCGATCTGCGGCACCAAGCCGCCGACCGTCGCGAAATATTCGGTATGCGGCTGCAACGGATTCGCCGGGCTCGATTGCGTCATGATCGCCGCGCCGCCGCGGTTCGGCGATCGCGCCCAATTCAACGTCATCGGAATCGAACTACACTTGACGACGAGCCGCCCCGAGGCGTCGGCGTTTTTGGTGCCCGAATAGGCAATCGCGGTGTCGCCGGCGAGCACCGGCAGGTTGTACAGCGGCAACACCGTGAGCGCATTCGATCCGTCGGTCGTCACGCGCGCGATCAGCATGTCGTCGAACGCGGAGTCGAACGTGATCGCGGTTTCAGCGGCGGCCGTCGGATTGTAGGTCGCATCGGCCAAGTCGCGCAGCATGAAGCGACCATTCGGATAGGTCGTCGCCGGTGCCAGCGCCTGCCCCGGCGCAATCCATCGCAGGTGATAAGTCTTGTTCGCCGTGGTGGCGAATGTGCGATCGGCCGATGCAAACTGATCGGTCGAATAGATGAAATAGCCGCGCCGCGTCCAGCTCTGCGCGGCGTCGATCGTCAGCGAACCCGAGCCCGCTGTGATCGTCATTTTACCGCTGCCGGTGCTGATACCGGGATAGATCGGAATCGTGCGCGCAAACTGATCGATCGACACCGACAACGACTTCGCTGCGCGGATCGCCTTGAGCAGCATATCGTCATCGCTCGGATCGCGCGGCACCCCCATGCCGTCGATCGCGTTGCGCAACTGTTGCTGCATCTTATTGAACCAAGCCGCCCGAATTTGCGTGCCGTCCTGTTTACCGGGACCGCTGCAATCGATCCAATAGGTGTCGACGGCGCCGATCGTGCGATCGTCGGCCGGGCGCGTGGTGACGCCGCCGGCCGAGGCCGGGCCGAGAATGTCTGTCGTCATGTGTTGTTCTGCCCTGTTTAAGCGGTCAAAAGCGCGCCGTCGTCGGCGGCGAGGTTGGCGCCGGATTCGTCCACGATGTAAGTCGGCGGCGGAATAATCCGGTATGTGATCTCGATATGCGCTTGCACGATGCGATCGAGCAGACACACCAGCGGCGTGATATCCGGCTCGCAGGCGAGCACGTCGCCGGCGTACAGGCAGCCCATGATCGGCGGCGGGAAATACGCGCCCGCATAGGCCGGCGAGTCGCCGAGCGACACGTCGATATAAATTCGCGCGGCGCGGGCAACGCCGCCGGTGATCGCGTCGCCCACATAGGCGCAGCCGGCTTGCGCGCCGCACTGCTCGTCATTGACGCCGCAACTAATCGACCAGCCGATCGCCGCAGCCTTCTCGGTGTAATATTCGCACGTCGCGCCGCCGAGTGCCGCCACCTTGGCGCACAGATCGGGGAACGGATCGCACGCATCGGGAAGGCCATATTCGGCCATCCAAAGATCGCGGGTTTCGGTTTGCGTCGCGCACCAGAATTCAAGCCGCAGATCGCAAAGCCGCTTCTCGACGAAATTGCGCACCGCGCCGATCGCGGCGAAAAACCCGATTTGCACATAGCCCGCCGGATAGGACGCCGGCGGCACGCCCTCGGGCCGCGCGAACAGCCATTGCCAGTAACGGGCAAACAAGCCGAGATCGCGCGCCGGCCAGGCGCGGCCGCGCGGCAACAGCCCGAGCGTGGCCGTGATACTTTCCTCAAGCGTCGGACAGCGCAGCGGCGCCGGCCGCTGCGCTTCGCAGCCATCCTGCATGGGTGAACCCCTTAGATGAAAGTAACAGCGCCGAGCGTCGCGATCGCGCCGGGATCGAGCGGAACGTCGGCCGCCGGCGACACCACAATATGGCGTTCCTCGCCGGTCGAGTTGGCGATCGTCTGCCAAATCCACGAGCGCGAAAACGTCTCGGGCCACGCCAGATAGGGCAGCGCCGGCCGATACGCGTCGCCGCCCGATACGCGCGACTGCCGCCGGAACATCGCGCGCAATTCCGAGATCACCGCCTCGCGCATATCGGCAGTGTCCGGCACGAGGTTCGACACGGTAATATCGATCACCTTGCGGCTCGCCGCCGCAACCGTGTAGTTTGCCGCCGCCGGCGCCAGCGGATCGAGGTTATCGCTGATCCGGCCGATTTCTGCGCTCGGCGGAATCCCGTCGGCGTAAAGATCATCCATCAGCGGAAACACCCGCACCGTACCGGGGCCGGCGAAACGTCGCTCGACAAATACCCGCGTAACGCCGGACATAGCGCGGCACCAGCCGACATAATCGGCAGGCGATCCGCCCGACGGCGGATTGCGCTTGCGAAACAGGATGCGCTCGCGGAATGACTCGTCATCCTCGACATCGCTGCCGCCGACCACGCCATCGGCGCCGACCGTCGCGGTAATCTGATCCAGATCATCGGCGACAAATCCCGACGCGAGCACGAGCCCGGTGCCGGCGAGCGCGTTACCGGCGATGCCGTCAGTGACCGCCACAACCTCAACCGACACCGATCCGGCGCCGAGCAGCGAAGCGCCGGCAAGCGCGCGGTACTGCACACCATCGGCGCGCGCCATCACGGCCGCCGGCAGGATCGTGACCGCAATCGTTGACGCCACGTCGACAAAGCCGCGCGCTGGTGCTGCCGGCGCGCGCGCCATTCCGAATTCCTCGCCGTGCAGATCGAGGTTTTCGGAGTCGGCCGTGAGCGCGAATTTTTGTTTCTGGATATAGTCGGCAAAGCCGAAAACCTCGTGCGCGAAGCCGGCGACCACCTTTGCGGTCGGCCCGATATTGTTCGGCCACAACCACGCATCCGAGCCGGGCAGGAAAATCCGGAAACGCTGCCGCGCATATGTCAGCAAGTCGGGCAAAGACGGGATCGCAAACATCAGCGCGCCACCTGATTCCAGAGGATTGAAAATTTCTGATCGTAGAGCGTCGATCCGTCGGCCGCGTAAATCTGCACGAACAGAAACAACACGCCGGCGGCAGCGTCGACTTGCGAGGTAATATCGATCCGCGCGCAAGCGCCCTGATCGAGCAGCGGCTTTAGCGCCTCGTTGGCGAACTGCTCGGCCCAGGTGCCGACCGATAGGCCCCGCACCGTCATGGGCGCGCGCTCAAGTAACCACAAGTAAGAGCCGAGCGGCCCCTCGCCGAGATCGGCGCGCACGTCGGCGCCGTCGCCCCAATAGCCGCGGCGATCGCCGTCGGCGAGAAACCATAGCGGGTGATTTGGATCGATGCGGCGATCGGTAAACAGCATCAGAACGACAGCGGTCGCTAGCGTCGCCTTTGATCGCAGCCCGCCGCGGTTGCCGGTCTCGTCGGAATCCGCAAGCGCGTAGTCGGCGCCGCCGATCTCGGCCGCCCACACCGAATCCCACAACACAGTCGCCTCGGCCGCGCAGCCCTCCGACTGGCGGATCACAACCCCGTCACCCATGATTAGCCAATCCTCGCCTTGACGTTGATCGACGGCCCCGACACGGTCGACACGAAATCATAAGTGCCATCGGTGCCATCTCCGCCGAGATAAACCAGCTTGCCGTCGCCGGGCTTGACGGTGACTTTGTCATCCTGCGACCAGACCTCGACGACACCGGTTTTCGCATTCACCGACAGGCCGCCGCTTCCTTTTGCCCAGACGACGTTTCCCTTGTCGTCGTACAGCGTGGCGTTGCCCTCGGGCAGATTTTTCGGCCGGTGATCCTTGTGCTCAAAGCCGATCGCGAGCAGGCGATCGGAGCGACCGCCGAGCGCGAGAAACACGCCTTCGGAACCTTGCGGCGCGTGCGAGGAAAAGCCGTGCATCTGCGGCCGATACACGTCCTCGAATGTCTCGGATTTGAGGCCGGTAATCCGCTTGAGGATTTGCTGTGTTCCGCTGTCGTCGGTCTTGAGAACGGTCGCACGCCGCAGCGAACTAACAAGTCCCTCTTGCCCCTCCGGAAACCACACCCACATAACTAATCGCCCCCCGCGTCGCTCGCCCATGCGGCGCCAGCCTTGCCGCCCTTGCCCCCCTTCCCGCCGAGCGCACGCGGATCGACCAGCGACAGAACGCTAAGCGAGCCGTCGCTGCGATCTTGCGAAAACACCACGGACTCGATCGCCATATCTTGGTGAATGTCGGCGAAATCGCTGTCGACAAACACGAGATTGCCGGGCTCCCATAGCGTGCCACCGGCGTCGAAAAACCCCTGCACCGTGACGTTGGCTTTCAGGCTGTTGCCGGCCTCGCGATCGCGCCGCGTCTTGGCGCGCGTCTTGGCGCGATCCTTGTCGGTGTCGCCGTCGTGAAACACGATGACCGGGCGATATCGCCCCACCTCGGCGTCGCGGGCGATGCCCTCGATCTGCAACGCATCCTCGCCGTGACCATATGGCCGCTGCCCGCGCACGATCACGTCGGAATGGCGGCCGCTGGAATTGTGGTCGGCCTCGATTTCTTTGATGTTGTCGCCCTCGATCAGCCCGCCGGCGTGGCGTTGCTTGCCGCCCTTGGTGAGCTTGATCGATCCGTCGGCCTGCCCGACAATGAAAACCCCCTGCTCGCGGCAGAGCTTTTCCAGACACCGGAACGCGGTTTCGCCCGGCGTGATCCGGTAATCGAGTTTTTTGAGCATTTCGTCGGTCGTGACGCCGACGCCGAACTTGTCGATTGCCTGCCCGATCTCGCAAGGATCTTTGCTCTTGAATTGCCCGGTGTCGTGCACGGCGCTGGAGTCGACGAAATCTTGCGACTTTGAGCGGCCCGAGATCGTCGCCTCGGCGCGATCGTGCCCGGCGAGCCGCGGTTGATAACGATCGACATAACCGCGGCAGGCAAGCGCGCCGCCGAGCAAGATATCGAGCGCGGTGCCGGCCTTGAACGTCCAAGCCGTCGCGGCGCCGCCGCGCTCAACCGCCGCCTCGATCTGGAACGATCGCGCGGCCTCCTGAAACGAGGCCCGCACGGTAACGCGCCGCCAGGCCGTCCAGAGACTACCGGCCGCGCTCACCGCGACGAGCGGACTTTGCCCGCCCTCGCCAAATCCGAGCGCGAACGCCCGCCCGATATCGACGATCATCGCACTACCTCGCAAGCGCCTCGATAGACAGCGGCATAAATGACGGATGCCGCACCCGATTGCGCGACACCAGCTCGTCGGCGCGCGCGGGATCTGCGTACAGCGTCCAAGCCAGATCGAGCGACGGCCGCGGAATTGCCGTCTCAACCACCACGACTGGCGCCAGATCGTTGATCGTCTTGGTGATCCAATCGATCACCCGCGCCGCCAGCGTCTCGATCGCAACGAACAGCGCCGCGTTTTCGGAGCCGGTCGTGTTATCGGCCTCGGCTTCGAACCGCTCGGCGATCGCCGCGCGCGCGGTGACACCCTCGGGCCGTGACCCGAACGTGGTGCGCAGCACCGCCTCGGCGTAGCCGGTGAGCGCGGCGAGCCGCAGCGCGCGGGCCGCCGCCTCGGCATTGGCGGCCGCGCGGGCCGCCGAGGCCGACAGATACGGCACCCCCGACACCACAGCCGCCGGAAACGCGCCGAGTAGTTCGACCATTGCGCGCTGCGCCGAGGCCGGCGCCAGGCCGTCGGACAACCCACGCACCGCGGACACCAGCGAGGCAACCACAGCCGCCGCCGGCGCGCCGGGAATGGCAGCGCCGTCGAGCGCCGCCGGTGCGGCAGCGACGAGATCGGCGATCGTATCGCGCAGACTCGCCGACACCGCCGGATCGACAGCATAGCTTTGCCGGAGCACGTCGAGCGCGCCCGCGCCGGCCGCCAGTGTGTCGGTCGCAGCCGCGATCACATAGTCGGGCTCGCCGCGCGCCGTCACCGCCGCGGGAAACGCCGCAGCGATCGCCGCGGCCAGGCCGTCGGCGGCCGCATAGGCGACGTTTTGCAACAGTGGAACCGAAATCAACGCCGAGGCGACGCCAGCGCGCACGAATTTCAATTCGAACGCCACATAGCCCATTTGATCCTTGGCGGTGACGCGGCGAAACGGCGCCTCGCAATGCACCGTCACCGGGCCGAAATACGGCACCACCAGCGTGCCGGCGCCCTCGGACTCGAGCGCCGTTTCCAGTGCCCGCGCCAGATCGTCGGCGTTGTCGCCGTGCACATAGGCCGAGCCCGCATAGTACCGCAGCGAGCGGCCCATATCCTCGATATAGGGATCATCCCGGTGCGGGAATACATGCTTGACGTTGTCCCGGCCGCCCTGCGATTCATCCTGCTCGAAATAGAACGGAACGCCCTTGTAAGACGCCGGCCACAGCGTCGACAGCCAGTCGCGGCAATCCATTGTCACACCCCCCGGCGCAGGCGCAGCCGCCCAGCGCGTCAAACCGTTCATGATGCACGAGAGAGCCGCGCGCAGCCGGCAGACTCACCAGCGGCCGCCGCCGCGGCCGCACGAGGCCGTTTGCGCTACGGCGCCGGTGCAGCATCCGGCGACGAACGGCCGGTCGATCCGGTCGACCCGGTTTTAGTCGATCCGCTCGATCGAAACGCGTTGATCGCGTTGGTGACGGTCTGTTCGACGCGCGACAGGAAATCCGGCGACGGCGAAACCGTCACCTTGGTTTCAAGCGTGGCGTTGCCGACAACCTCGGCCTTGGCCGGCTCGCCGGCGCCGCCAAGGCCGAGCGCGCGGCCGATATCGGCGGCGCTGTAGCTACCCGCCATCATGCCGCGCCCCGGCACGCCGGCCGGGCCGAAACCGCGATCCTCTAGCTCGGCGTTGATCCGCGCCCGCTCGGCCGCGTTCCGATCACGCTCGGCCTGAAACCGTCGCCCGAGCCACGACTCCGGCCGCACATTGGGCAACCGATCGTCGGCGCGATCGAGCGAGTCGAGCCGCACCCGCCGCTCATATTCAAGGCCGACCCGCTGATTTTGCCGAGCCCGCATTTCCGGCGTGTCGACGATCTCGCCGGTGCGGGTTGCGACCTCTATGATCGGTGCCAACCATGATGCGAGCTTGGTTGAGCCGAGCCGCAAGCCGCCGGCGGCGCCCTCGCCGCGGAAAAGATTTCCGGCAACGCTGAGGCTCGACGCGAAGCTGTCGAGCCCGAACGCGGCGAGGATCGCCGCACCAAACCCGAGCCCGCCAGCGGCCCGCAATGGATTTTTCTTTGCCTCCTCGGCGGCGCTGCTGATCTGATCCGATAGCCAATTGAGGCCGCCAACAGTCGGATGAATGAACGGCTTCGCGGTCTCGGTCAGAAAGTTCTCGGATTGCGACTCAATCGACTTGCGCGCGACCTTTGGATCGTTCTTTTGATACAACTCAGCCGCTTCGACACCCTTCGCGCCCTCGACGAGGTGCTTATCCTTCTCGATCCGCGCCTGCTGCGTGGCAAAGATCGCCATCATTTGGGCTGTAGTCTGTTGCGACGCCATAGCCGCAATGACTTCCTGAATAGCGCTCGGGTCCGTGATGCCCTTCTTTGCGAGATGCGGGATCAACACCTTGTTGACCCATTGATAAGGATCGGTCTTTTCAGGCTTTAGATACTCTGCGCCAATAATCCCCCCCGGCAACACACCCTTAACGTTGCCCGTCTTGGTCCTAATAACTTTCTTCATGTCGAGCATGTCGTACTTCGCGAGCTGCTCGACCGCCTTGTTAGACATCTTGCCGCCGACGAACTGAGTGTAGAAACTCGCCAACGCCTTACCGGCAGACGATCCGCCAAGCTCTTGCGCCAACGTCGGCGCGGTCTTGAGCATGAAATCATCCGACAGCGCGTTTGTCGCCGCGCGACCATATTTGAACATTTCGTAGTAATCAGTCGGCCGCAGCGTGTCGCCGAACACGTTGACGGCCTTCGCCATGCCGTCGATGTAGTGCCGGAAGTGATCAAGATTTTGCGTAACGCCCTTGATCTCCATACCCTTCGCGAGCTTGTCGAAATCATCGCCTAGCTCGGCGGCCCGCTCCGGATGCGCGCCGAGAGCAACCACGCGCAGTTGCGCGAGCGGTTCGAGAATGTGGCTCGCTTCCTCGAACGTGCCGACCATCGATCGCACGTTGCGCGCGGTGTGCATCATTTCCGTGGTGGAAAGCGACTTGTACTTGCGCGAGATTTCCGCGCTCAATTCTTCGGCGTCCTTAATCTCGCCCGGCGTCATACCGGCTGCCGCCATGCGGGTTTCTTCATGCCCCCGATCGGATGCAGCCCGCACGGTGCGCTCGGCGACCGCGCGGGCGATCCGCGAGCCCTCATAGGCAGCGGCCGCGCCGGCGGCGGCTTTCATGCCGCTGCCGATCGCCGTCGAGGCGCGCGACAGCCGCGAGGCGCTGCGCTCGGCAGTCGCGGCGAGGTTCACCTGCCGCTGCACGTCGCGGTTAAGCGCGTTCGCCGCCTGCGCTAAGCGCTTGATCTTGCCGGCGACGGTTTCAAAGGTGCGCCCGGTTTCGTCGCGCCCCTTGATAACGGCGAGTGCTTCGAGGATCTGACTCATTGCCTCACCCGCTTTTCCCAAGCCATCGCCCGATCGACCCATAGGCCAATGATCGACAGCGGCGCCGCCCCGAACTCGGCGGCACTACAAATCCGGTGTTTGAGCACCAGAAAATCGAACGCTACGCCGACGTATCCGTCGGTGAACTGTGAAAAAAACCGACGATCACCTCTTTGACGGCGATCGCGTCGAGCGCGGACAACTGCGCCTGTGCGAGCGTCGGATCGGGCTTGACGATCAGGCGATCGGCGTATGCCTTGATCGCTTCCCAATTATCGACGAGCGCCATGCCGCCGGCGGCGCGGACCCACGTCTGAGGTTCGCCGAACGTGAAAACCTCATCGCCCCGCGGCTCGCGCAGGATCAATGCCCGCACCTCGCCGTCATGCCCTTTAATCGGGCGCTTGAGTGGAACGCGCTTGTGTCCAGCCGGCAGCGCCGGCTCATTCGGATCGGTCATTTTGGGGTTTCCTAACGGTGAGGCCGCAGCACCGCCGGCGCTTAGCGCCGGCGCCGCGTTGCCGCTTTAGATGGCCTGATAGCGATCGCCGCGGATTTCGCAGCCGTCCACCTCGCCGGTCGACAGATTGAGCGTCGGACGGCCGACGATCCGCGCGGCGGTGAAAAGATGCGTGCGGTTGTTGTCGATTTCCTTGATCGTCACGTCGAGCTTGCATTTGCGCAGCGTGGTATTCCAGACGATTCCACTGTTGTTGCGGAACTTGATCTTGCAGCCGTACAGCTCGGGTTTCGCCATGAAGCACGCCGAGCCGTCGCCGTTCGCCTTGGCTTCGACGGAAATATTACTGATCTCAAGCTCGATATCCGCCTCGCTCGGCGTGAACACCTGATCGTCGGCGGTGATCGACACCCGCCCGCCGAAACTATTTTCGCAGTCGTCAGCCATGCTGATTTGGTCCCTTGTCCTGATACGAAAAATGGAAGGCGCCGCCGACCATCATCCCGGCGGCGCGCGAGCCGAGCCCCCGCGGCTTACTGCGCCGCGCCGCTCAACGGATATTCCAGAAACGCCGTGATGTTCGCGCCGAACACGCGGAGCTGATTGACGACATCGGTCGGCAGGTAGGCATTGGCGCGGTCGGCATTGTTCGGATCGCGGCTCACCACCACGTACCGCGCGAACAGTTCCGCCTTTTCGCACACGCCGAGCCGCACAAGGTCGTTGTAGGCGTGAATCAGCGTGTTGCGGATATCGTCCGGCGTGGTGATCTCGGCGAGGTTGTATGGATTCTCGTCCGCGAGCGCCTGCCGGGAATGCCGGTTCGAAACCGCCGTGCGCAGATAGCGCACGACGAACATCAGTTGAAACATCGTCTCGACGTTGCGGAACGTCGCATCGGGAACGCCGGCCGCGGTCTGCTGATACGTGGTGTTGATCCGATCGATGATCACCACATTATCGGTGCGGACCTTGAGCGCCGAGCCGCCGTCGGAGTAGAGCGCCTGACGGTCGTCGATATCCCACCAGAGCGAGCGATCGTCGGGCGGCAGCGCGCCGGGCAGCGGCAGCGTTTGCAGCGGCCGCGACACCTCAGGCGCATCGCCGAGGTGCGCCGCCGCCTGCGCGGCCGCGCCGGCGCAGATTTCCCATTCCGGCGTCGGCGACCGCTGCCACAGCACGATAGACGAATGCTGATCGTTGCGCGCATTGGTGAGCGCGACACACGACGAAAGGTTTCCATAGAAGCAACTGAAATGATGGCCGTAGAGCTGCTTCGACGGCGACCAGCGGCCCGACACGTCGTCGAGGAAGTCGCGGAACGCGTCCAGCGACGGCGTATCGGTGTAGGGACTGGCAATGCAGTCGTACTCGTCATCGCCCAGGTTGGCGAGCGGAGCGATCAGATCGGGAACGCCCGAGCCGCCCGTGAGCGCGACAACGGTCGTGTTGTCGTCGGTGAGCGCATTCGGCTCGCCGCGCGCAATATCCACCTGTTGACCGTTGCTCACCGCGCCCTTGTGGCGCGCCGTGAAAATCACCTTGCTGGTATCGGTGCCGTCGACCGCAGCCGTCACCGCCAGATTCGCCGCGTTGATCGTCGCAGCGGCATTGGCCGCCACCTGCGCGGCCGTGTGTGCAGCGTTGACCTGAAACGCGTAGCGCCGCCCCATGATCCGCAGGATGGCGGCGCCGGTGACGCCAGGCGCGGTGAAGGTGAAGGAACCGGCCGCGAACGCGCCGACCGGATCAGCTAGCGGCATCGCCCAAAGCGGCTGAAACGGCGCCGTGAGCCGCGCGCGGCGGTACATCATGGCCAGCATCGAGCCAACGCCGAAATAAGCGTCGGCCTCGGCCGCGCTCGCGATCGGGCCGATCACCTTGCCGGCAGGCGCGCTGCCGTCCGCGGTTTTCTGCCCGAACAGGATCACCCGCGGAACATTCTCGAACGGCGATCCGCCGGAATTGATTTCCGCGTACCAGAACGGGACCAGAATGTTTCCGGGGATGTTGTTGAACGCAACGTCGTTTGCCATAGACACGAATCCTTGTTGCCGCGCGGGCGCGCGCCCGGCGGCTGTTGGTTGACCTGTTTTGGAACGAAGCGAAGCGGCGCCGCTTAGTCGCCCGGCTTGGTAATGACCGCCGGCTCAGCGGCAGGCTGCGCCTCGATCACGTCGCCGTCGCGCAGCCGACGAATCCAGAACGGCGAGCGCGGCTTGTGATCGCCGGCCGGATCGAGCGGCAGGCCCGACAACGGATCACGCACCAGCGCCGGCGCCCCGTCGATCGTCCGCGGCTTGATGAAAAAATTCTGCATAGGATGGATTCCCCTGTCAGGTTTGCAGGCCGTCGGCCGACGCGTCGATCGGCTGCTCGCCATCCGGCTGCACAGCCGGCTTGATGTTCATTGAAACACTGGAAAGCGGCTTACGAACCGGCATCACCGGCGCTGCGCGAGCAATCCCGAGCGTCAATTCCGCGTAGTATGTCGAGGTATCGCTCAATTCTTGCGCCACCTCTTTGAGCGGCGCGGGCAGGCGATCGAGATCGACGAGCGCCGACGCCGGCGCCGCGTCGATACAGGTTTCCCGCACCGCGATCCGCCCGACGATCGTCCGGCCGGCGATCTTAATCGCCTCTTCTCCGGATCGCTTGGCGTGAGATTGCCAGCTATCGAACGGCAGCTTTGCGAGGCGACGAAACAGCCGGCCGCTCGGCGCTTCGTGCAGGCAATGAAAAATCTGTTGCCGCATCACGTCGAGCCGCGCCTCGCTCGCGCTGTCGGTGTCGGCATAGTCGACGATCAGCCCCTCGCCCGGCGCACCCTGGAAACGCTGCACGACAGCCAATTCGAACACCAGATCGACGGCGGCCTTGTAGAACTGCGGCCCGTGCTGCGCGATCTTGGTCAAATCGTCATCTTCGGTATAGACCGCCAGCACCGGCCACGATCCAGACTCCGGCGCGAGGTGATCGAATGGATCGAGCCGCGAATCCGAAACCCGGTCGCCGGCAAGCGTCGGCCACGGGCCGCCGGCAGCGAGCAGCGACGACGGCCGCAGCGCCTCAAGCGCAGCGATCCGCAGGAAGGTTTGCGCGAGCATCGGCGTTTACACCTTGTTGAGCGAAATACGGGCGAAGCCTGGCGTTGATGGCAACAGCTCGAACACCCGATAGAGCGCCTGCGTCTTAACGCGAAACACGAGATCGCCCTGCCGCAACGCGAACGGCAACAGAGTCATGTTGATCGAAATCGACGGCCTGCTCGTCGAATGCCCCGGCCGTTCCGGCTGCACGCCGACTTGATGGAACGGCCCGGCGCCAGCGCGCGCAGCGGCGTCGACCCACGGGCATTTGACCGTCACGACGCCCCGCGCGGGATCTGCGATCAGCGGCGCGTTGCGATCGGTCTGGAATTTCTGCGGGCGAATTTCGAAAGCCTCGCCCATGATGGAGTCATGCGTCACCGCCGCCGCGGCGATTGCGCGATCGAACGGTGACGCCATTGCACGCCCCCGATTAGCCGACCACCGGGCCGATCTTGGCGGCGCCGACCGCATCACCCGACGCGGCCGCCGAGACGGCGACGCCGACGCGCAGATTGTTGGTGGCGGTCTTGGTCAGGTTCTTCGCGGTGTTGTCCCAGTACAGGTAATCGCCCTCGGCCCAGGCAGCGCCGGTCGCCTTTGGAACGTCGCTAAAAACACCCTTGGTCACGAGCGAAAAACTGTCGCCCGCGGCGGCGTTGGCAACCGGCACGCCGAAAATGCCAGCACCGATCTGCACCGGCGAGCCGCCGACCACGCCACCCGCGGGCGCGGTGAGCTGCAACGTGCCGCCCTTCGAATTGTAATTCTGCATCTGCGTAACCCTTCGCGATAGAGGAAATCAAAACGGCCGCCGCACCTTGCGACGGCCGCGAGTTGATCAGCGAGAAACGCCCGATTAGTTGCCGGCGTTCTTCAACATGCCGCGCCAATCGATTGCCTTGGCGGCGAAATCGAGCCGGCCCTTGATTTCGAGGCCGTCGACTTCGAAGCCGAGACGGCTTTCGGTATAGAGCCCTTCCTCGCCTTCAAGGTACGCATACTCGATCGTGTCGATCGTCGCCGGATCGGCGAACAGATACCAGGCGTTGCCGGTGAGGCGCGCCTCGGTGATCTGTTCCAGCGAACCCGCGAACGGGTTCACCTGCGCGTTCTGCTGCGGGTACAGCGTGGTCGCGAGGAACTGCTGCGCCTCGGTTTCCTTGTCGGGCGACACCACGATATAGGCCGGCTTGAGGTTCAGCGGCTCGGCTTCGGCCGCCTTGGCGGCGAGGCCCTTCTGCTTACGCATCATCGCGCGGCCCTCGTTGAGCGAGGCGATCGTGATCGCCGCCGCGGTGCCGAGGTTGCCGTGGTTGGCGTGGAACAGCGCCGTACCGTCACCCATCGCGCCATTGGCGGTGATGATCTGCCAGAACAGCGACGCCTCGGTTTCGGCCGCAGCGCGGCCGAGCAGCATCGGCAGGCGATCGAACGCGCCGAGGTCGTCATTGATCAGCGACTGCCGCGTGATCGTGACCATCCGGCCGTAGGTGGCGAGCGCATACTGCTCCTTGCTGTCGGCGAGCGCCGCGTACTGATACTCGCCGCCCTCGCGAATCTGCTTGAGGTTCGGCAGGTTCGACAGTTGCGTGACCGCACGCGCCTTGAAATCGGGCGCGTTGTTCTGGCGCGACAGCCGTTTCCAATTCTGCGGCGCCACCTCATAGGCCGAGCGCAGCCGCTTCGACACGACATTCGCCAGGATCGCCGGGAAATCGGAGGTCGCCAGCATCCCGCCCGAGCGCAGGCCCGTGTCGAGGCCGAGCAGGCGGCTTGCCAGCTCCATCTTGCCGAGGCCGCGCAGGCGCTGCCCGGTCGTCTGCTCGTGGAAGGTGCGGCCCATCTCCATCAGCGACATGCCGCGCCATTCGCGCGCCGCGTCGGCGAGCTTGACGCCGCCCGGATTGGCGCGGTGCAGAATCGCGTTTTCGAGCGCGTCGCGCACGGTGTCGCCGGCGTCGGTGATCACCTGCACCCGGCCGGAAATCGGAGCCGCAGCGCTGCGCTCGGCGAGCGTATCGAGCACGGCGGCGCGCACAGCGTCGACGGTGCTACCGCCGGCGATATGACGCTGCGCGAACTCGGCCGGCATCGCGTGGCGCGAGGCGATCAGCGTGATTTCGGCCGCACGGGTGCGCTCGGCGGCGATCACGTCGGCGCCAGCGGCAGCGGTCGGCGCCGACGCGGCGGCGCGCGCTTCCTCGGTGCGGATTTCCGCAGCCATGGCATCCGCCTGCCGAATCAACTCGGCGTGCTCGGCTTCGATCGTTCGCACCGCCTCGGGCGCCATGCCGTCGACCACTTCGCGCAGCTTGGCGGCCGCACGAGCGACCAGATCGGAATGATCGGCGCGCATCGCCACCAGCGCGGCGCTGGCGGTGTAGCCGATCAGGTCGTGACCGCCGCCGAACAGGTGCGCGGCCGAGATCGGCGCCGCCGAGGCATCGCCGGCGAACGCAATGGAGAAAATGACCACGGCAGCCGTCAGGAAAACGGCCGCCGACAGATACGACGAAAACTTGCTGTGCATAGTTTGCCCTTGGATTTACGGGGTTGAGAGATTCGAGGCTTCGCGCGTCACCCGCGGCACCGACTTGACGCTGGCGGCTTGATCAGCCCGCGGCGCGCTGCCGCATTCGCATCCGCGCAAGCGCGGCGGTTGCACCGGACCCGTCGCGCGCAATGCGCAACGGGAAGGTTTCGAGATCGCCGCTGCGCACTTGCGCGCCGGCATCGGCGGGAATGGTCACGAAAGACACCTCGTAGGGCGTCCAGCGCGTCGCGATGCGCTTTTCGATCTCGCCTTTTTTCTGTGGCTCGACGACGCGCACCTCGTCGATCGAATAACCGACCGACACGTTGCGAATGATGCCTTCCGACACCATCGCAAACATGCGATCGGCGCCCTCGTCGACGCCCTTGCTCGGGAAACGGATTTTCGCGCGGCCTTCGGTGCCGTCGATCCAGGCTTTTTCGATCACACCGACTTGCGACGACGTGCGCCAGGCCGAATGGCTGTCGAGCGCCGGCGCGCCGGCGTTCAGCCGATCGAGGTTGATCGCCGAGCGCGACACCTCAAGGACTTCATCGAACGGCACCGACGTATCCCAGCCGGTGTAACGCCGCCGGCGCACGCTGGCGCCGGTGGTGAAAACCACCTCGACGGTCCGCGCCTCGGCGTCGACACTCGACACCGGCAGCGCGCCGCGGGTTTGCATCGGCAGCGCCGACGGATCGCTGTTACTTGCCGGCGGCGGCACCCTTACCGCCGGACTTTCCGGCAGCGCCGGCGTTGCCCTTGTCGACATTGGTATTAACCTCGGTTTGTGCTTCGGAACCGGCGCCGCCCTTCGTCGAGGCGAGCGCCTTGCGCGGATCGGTATCGAGAACGATGCCGCGCGCGTCGATCTCGGTGAACCATTTTTCGATCTCGTCGAGCTGCTGATCGGGATCGATGCCCCACGACAGCACGAATTGCGCCCATGTCATGCGGCCGGATCGCACGGCGAGAATATCCGCCTGCATTTCCTTCATCGCGTCGATCGGCTCGTTTGCCGGCATGATCCAATCGACCGGATAGCCCTCGGCGCGATCCGGCAGAATGCCCGCGGCGATCGCCAGCTCGCACCAACGATCCCAAAGCGGCTCTAGGATCATCGCGACGATCGTGTGATGCTGGAATTGCTCGACGATCCGCCGGAAATCGATCTTGCCGGCTTTCAGCGACGAGAAATTAGCCCGCGTAAAGTCGCCGGTGAGCTGATCGTAAGTAATCCCGGCGCCGGCGGCGATCGCGAGCAGCGTGTTGCGCAGAACGCCGTCGAATTGCAGCGAGCCCGACGGCGCGACGGTCTGCAATTCCTCGCCCGGCTCCAAATACGCCACCATACCGGGCGAAAAATTCTCGATCCGCCGCGGGTGACCGTCGCCGTCGTCCTGTTGCTGCGCCTGCGCCAGCGTCCGAGCCGTCGAATTGGTCTTGATAAAGGCCGCGAGACACGCCTCGATCCGCGCCTTGACGACGATCGCCTCCTGCAGATCGGCGAAATCGCGCCCGGTGAGCATCACCGGCGCGAGCCACGGCACGCCGCGGCCCTGCCCGATCCGATCCTTGCGGTATGCGTGCAGCATGTCGGCCGCTGGCACCCGCACCGAGGCCGACGGCATCACCAGGCCACGCGCACCCGGATGGACCGGATAAATCCAATAGGCGCGGCGCTTGCCGTCGAGCGCGTACTCAATCCCCTGATCGACGACGACGCCCTCGGCGTTCATTGCAACTTGCGGCGGCCGCTGCACCATCATGATGCGGTCGCGCGATTGATCGAGGTGATCAGGCTCAAGCAACTGCAATTCGAGCGGCACGACGCCGCGCGGCTTATCGGCGGGCTTCACCGACACCATGCGGCCCAGCACCTCGCCGGACTCGACGATGCAATCGGCAGCCAGCCCGAGCAGGCCGTCGAAATTGAGTTGTCCCTCGTGGTCGCAATGCCGCGCCCACTTTTTCCACGCCTGCAACACCTTGCGATCGAGAGTTTTGTCGCCGGTGTTCGGCTTGGGAACGATGCCGGTGCCGACCGCGTGCGCGACGGTGACGCGCTGAATTCGCGCGCCCCACCAAGTATTGCGCACCAGATCCCGCGACCGCGCGCGCAGGCGCGGCAGCGCGGCCTTTACCTCGACGTTTGCCGACGCATTGGTGGCGCGCCAGCCGTCGGCTCGGCGTCCGCCCTTGGCGCCGTCGTAAATCCGCACATTGTCGAGCCCGACTCGCGCGGCGGCGCGGCGGAGGCCGGTTTGCGGCGCGAAATACGCGACGACGCGATCAATTGCATTCATGCTGGCACCGCCTGTTAGTCGCGACAATGCCGCACGAACGACACCCGCGGCGCCGCCGAGTTCGGCGACACCTCTTTGACCATGTCGTCGAGCTGCGCGAGCATGTCGGCGCGCGAGAAGTATTCGACCTTGCGGCGATCGGCGCCGGACCCGAACTCAACAATCCGCGCGCCGGTCGCAAGCGCGGCCTTGAGCGTGTCGATATCGTCTTGCGTGTACGCCATCCCTCACCCCTTGAATTGAAGCGGCCGCCGGTCGCCCCATACGGAAGCGATGCCGGCGGCCGCGGTCGGTGCGCAGCGCCCCAATTCGCGCGCATCCGATCGGCCGCGTCGCCCGCGGCCAAGCGCATCAGGATCGTCGGGAAACGCCCCGGCGGGTACGAAAGCCGCCTTCACTCACCCGATGCGAAGCGCGTTATTTAGGGCAGCTTCGCCGCCTTGAACTGCGCGAGCACCCGATCGAGCCAAGTGCGCACCATGCCGCGCATCACCGCCGAGGCGTTGTCCTTGGCGAACACGCCGAACGGCTGATTTGCCTTGTCGACCGCCTCGGCGGCGGCGGCGGAGAGCATCGGGATATCGAGCGCGCCAGGCGGGAAGGCGAATTTCGTCGCGCTGCGGCGGTTGCCGACGATCACATGGCGCGCGCCGGCGCCGAGCCGCGCCGCAACCGGCGCGATCTCGTCGATCGATGCCTGATTAGCATCGAGCACGTGCAGCACGAGGATCGTGTACTTGTCCGGATCGAGGAAACCGATATCGGCGAGCAGTTGCAGCGTCGGCGACAGCAACCCGGCGCGAATGTCGATCACCGTCACATTCGCCGGGTTAAGCGTGTCAAAGACGCGCATTTGCCCGTCGGAATCGGCGAGGTCGACGATCTCGGCGCGGTCCGGATAGAACCGCTTGAGCACGCCGCCCGTCACCTCGTTTTCGGTGTCGAAAATCCGGCACGCCATGCCGGCGGCGTCGAGGTGATCGACGAGTGCGCGGGCGATCGTGGTTTTGCCGACGCCGCCCTTGTCGGCGCCGACGATGATAATAACCGGCTTGGTCACGTGCAAAATCCTCGATCGTGTTAGCGTTTCAGCCATCCGCCGGTATCTCGGCCGAGCCATCCCGAGCCGCGCGCTGGCGGCGGCGTGCTGCGCGGCCGCGCCGGCGCGGCAACAGGCGGCGGATCGGCCGGCGGCGCCGCGTCACTGGCGTTTGTGTGCGGTGACGCGTCAGCCGCCGGCCCGCTCGCCGGCGCGCTGCTCGCGGCGGCCGACGCGATACCCGCGGCAACCTGCAAGGCCAGCGTGCGCGGCGCGAACAAATCACCCTGCGACATGCCGGGCGCCCGCTCGCGGGCAAGCAACTTCCATTCGTCCTCAGTCATGCTCGACAGGCCGAGGTGATCGGCGAGCGCCATGTTGTAAACGCGGCAATCGAGGAAGTGATTTTCCTGATTGCCGCGCGGGCGCCAGTATTTCGACGATCGGCCGCGCGTGATCTGCTCGGCGAGGTATTCGGCCGTGATCTGCTTGAAATAGATTTCGTCAAGCCACGTACCGAAATGGCAGTAGCCCGGCGGATCAGTTTCGTGACCGGCCTTTTTTCCCTCGCGCCGCAAATCCTCGTACCAGTGACCCTTGAGCGGCCAGGTGCCGACCGGCCAGATTTTGCCCGAGCCGACCTTGCGTCCGTCGAGGTCGATACTAACCAGCGACGGCGTACCGAGCGCCGGCTTATTCCAGCCGTCGCGGCCGTCGGCCGCATAAGCGTTGTGGCGGGTGCTACACCAGTGATAGACGACATGCGAGCGAAAGCCCGAGTCGACGATCATGCCGTCGAGCCGGCGCTTGCCGCCGAACGCGTCCGGCCATTCCCGGCTGTACACCTCGGCGAGTTTCAGGAACGCGCCGGCGTTGGCGTCGGTCGTGTCACCTTCCAGCACCAGCGTTTCGACAACCCACGACTCGCGGTTCGGCGCCCAGGCGACCACCTCGCAATAAATGCCGTTCATCTGCACATCGCAGCCGGCGGTGAGCATCAACCCGCGCGGCGGGATGCGGCCGCGCGGATAATCTTCGCGCCGCTCCATTAGCCGCACGTGATCCGGCGCGTCGCCCTTCATCTCATAGGCTTCGCCGAGCGTGAGGTTATAGAACGCCTTGAGCTTAGCGGGATCTGACTGAGCGGCGATCCATCGCTCGGCGATCTTGTCCCATGGCACAAACGGCGACGACAGCGCGTCGAAATGATAGCTCGGGAATTTTCCCGACCCCGGCGCGGTCGCGATCCATCCATTTCTCAGCCCGCGGCTTTCGAGAAACGGCGATGGCGTTGCACACTTGCTCCCGGCGCGCACCAACGCCTTTTTTTGATGCGACTCGATCACTACACCGCAGCACGGCGCAACGTAGTGCGCCTGATACGGAAACGAATCGTTGAACCTAAATTGCGGCCCGAACCGAAACGCGAACGGCTCACCGCAGCCAGGACAATCGATATGCCAGAGCCGTTGATCGCCGGCCTTAAACTCTTGGTCGATGTAGCAGGCGCCAACGATCGTCGGCGTCGAGATATTCGTTTCTTTCCAGTCCGCGGTATCGAGAAACGACTCGTATCGCGCCTCGATCATCGTGTGCGGCGAGCCCTGCCCGTCGAGATCGGCCGGATATTCGCTCGCCTCGTCTTTGATAATCTTGCGCTTTGTTTTCGAGCGCAGATCGGCCGTCGAATTGGCGATCGCCAGCGCCATCGAGCCGCCGGGATACCGCTTAAGATACGTCGTCGATCCCTCGCCTGAACGCGAGACTTGCGGCTTGACCTTGGCTTTCAGCGCGGCCGTTTGCTCGATCGCAGGATTGAGCTTGTCAGCGATAAAATCAGCAAGCGCGCCTTCGGTCGGCTGTACCAGCAAGATGCCGCCCGACGGGTCGGTGTCGATCGTCGATCCGGCGATCGCGATCGCCATTACCGTAAAGCCGGTTTGCGCACTCTTGCGTACGGCCTGCTTATTGACCGGCGAGTCCGGCCCGGTGTTATCAAGCGGCTCGACCACGTACGGCGTTAGTGTCGGGTCCCATTTCTCATTTGCCCGCGGACCGTCTGGCACGATCAGGTTGTTAGCCGCCCATTGCGACGGCGTGATCTTGTCCGGCGGCACGAACAGCGTTTGCATCGCGCGCGCGATCTCGGCGACAGCCGAATTTCTGAATTGCAGCATGATCAGCGCGCCCGATTTACACGGGCGCGTCGTGATCCTCGCCCGGCTCGATTGTCAGCGGCGCGGCGCTACCTGCCAGGATACCCATTGCCTCAGCGATCGCCGCGCGAATTTCCCGCGCGATCTCTTTGAGTGCAGCGCGGGCGCCGGCGGGGCCGTCTTTCCCGACGGCCCCGGCGACCGTCTCGGCGTGCGACGGCAGCCTGTCGATCACCCGCACGATCGCCTCGGCGGCGCGGTTGGCGCCGTCAGCCACGTCGGCCAGCGGCACTAGGCGGCCGAGCCGTTCCTCAAGATCGAGGTACTTAAGATCGGCGGTGTATTGCGCCGCGCGGGCTTGGTGATCGCGCAGCACCGGCGAGGCGTCGCCAGGCGCAGCCGCATCGGCCTCGCTGCGGGTTTGCGCCGCCGCTTCCTTCACGGCGTCGCCGGTGTCGCCCACCGCCCGATCGTACTGCGCCAGGTTGACGAGCTTGGTGCCGTCGGCGCCGGCCTTGGTTTCGAGCTGCCCGGCCTCGACGAGCCCAGCAACTCGCTTTGCTACCGCCTGCCGGGACTTGCCTTTCTGCCGGGCGATTTCTGAGATCGACAACCACAGCCCGGCGTCGAGATCGAGGCGCGGCTCGTCCATCGTGTCAACCTGTCAACCATGTCAACCCAAGATTTCAGTTTTGCCGCTGGCGACATTCGGCGCGGCATAGACCCCGTGAGGGGCGGGTGCCGGGGAAGGACCCGCCGCCCCCGCGCCGCCGGGCCGCACCGCGCGGTCACCGATCACCAGACCGACCACGGCAGCGACAACCAACACCGCACAGATCACGCCGACACCGCCGCCCGCTACAGCGGCGAGCAGTGCCGCCAGCGTGCCCACGCCTTGAACCACACCGAACACCGAGCAGCGCACCGCAACCGACAGCGCCACCTCGCCCAAAGGCCGAGCCATCCGATCACCCCGCGACGTGGCCGCCGAGAATGGCGGCTATCTCGTGTCTGAGCTTTGCCGGCAACACCGCATTGACCGTCCCCAGGAACGCGCCGCGGGTTTCGCCTTTGATCATTTCGGTCGGAATGTAGAGCCCCGATCGCTGCCGCGCGATCGGTAGCCGCGACTTGCCGACGCGGGCGAACACCTGACCATTGAGGCCGAGCGCAACCCGGTTCGGAAACCGTCCGCCCTTGATGAATGCGCCACCGAACACGCGACGGCGATTCCACGGAGCCGCCGACACGCCTCGGCGCGTCTCACGCGCACCAAAGTATTTCAGCGACACGTTGCCGCCGCGCGTCTTGAGCGTGTACGTCATCGCGCCGGGCTTAGCCTTGACGGCCTTAACGATCACCTTGCGCTTGAGCCCGGTCTGCGCAACCAGCGCACGCACCACGCGGGTTTTAGCCATGTCGCCGGTTCGGCGGATCGCGCGACCGATCGCCGCCGGCGCCTTACGGCCGGCGGTTTCAAACAATTGCGCCAGCTCGGCGACTTGCGTCGCATCAACTTCAAGCCGGGCAAGCGCCATTAGCGGCGAACCGGCGGCCGCAGCCGGGCGAGCTGCGCGGCAGCGGCTTGGCGCAGCGCGCCCGAGCGCGCATCCTGCGCCAGCGTGCGGGCGACGAATTGCCCAGCCGCCGACGCGCTGCGCAGATCACCGCGCACGATCGCGCCGGCGGCGCGGCCAATCGCTTGTCGCCGTTCATTACAGCGGCATCCCATCGCATCACCTCGCAGCATGGTTTGGATCGTCACGCGGGCGAGCCCGGCGTTTGCGTTAAGCGGTCTGACTTGGCAGCCTGCCGCCGTGCGCGTGACGAAACTCGAATTACTTTTTACGCGCCGCGCGCTGCGGCAGCGGCCGCACCTCACCGTAAGACGAACACACCGCGTCGGCGGCGATCGCCGACGGCTCGCGCTCGGTCACGTCAAGGATCAGGTGATTACCGATCGCGATCTCGGCGATGGCGCGCACGCCGGCCAGGCGCACGATCAGATTGCCGTCGCGATCGAGGCCAACAGCGACCGCGCGCACGTCGACGTAATCGCCCGGCTTGATTGCCCGCGCCATCATCACACCACCACCTGAAATTGGTTGCCCGGCCGTATCGCCACCGGGCTTGATCGCCGCAACTCAGCGTGCGGTGACTCGCGGAGTTTTACGCCCGTGCGATAGGGCGGCCGTCAGGCGTTCGATTTGCGATCAAATGCGGTCGCCCGGATCACAGAGGCCGACTACAGCGGTAAGGCAAAATGCTTACTTGTGCGGCTTGTGCCGAGATCGATGCAAGTGTTTCGCGTTGCGTCATCAGTAGGATGCAACATGCTCGACGTGGTCGAGCTGGGGTTGCTATGTCACCGCGCCGATGATCGAGGCGCGTTCAACAAACACGAGCGAATTTACGTCAGGCGTTCTACAGCTTGCGCATTTGGTTCGAGCCCTCGATCGTTGTCTGTTCTGTTTCTGAAAACCGAAAGCCCGGCGATCTCTCACCGGGCTTTGTGGTATCGTACATCAGCCGGATCGGTTTACGAGCGGCTTTCGTTCCGGTCAACGCACCCGGCCATTTTTGTGCAGTTAGGCCCGGTTGACGGGCATTTCTGCGGCAACGCCTTGGCGCAACGGATAGCGCACCGCCGAGGCGCGTGGCGATTCGAGCGGCGGCCGCGACGGCGGGCGCGCCGGCGTGAGTGGCAGGCCGACCGGCGCAGAGTGCGCAGGACCAACCACGATCACGCGGCGACGGTGCTCCCCGGTGATCCACGGCATCGCCGCCGCCGCCGGCGGCAACGGATCGCAGCCTGTTAGTTGATCCGCCAGATCGGCGGCAAGCCGCACGAGTGCGCTATGCCACGCGACGTATTCGGCGCGCGCCTCACCGATCTTTAGCGGCGACGGATCACCCCACTCGATCGGCGAGCGCGGCGACATGGCAAGGTCGTACAATTCGCGCTGCGCTTTGCGGCCGCGGTTCGGGATCAGCTCTGCGCGATTACCATCCGCATCGATCCCGTACACCAGTGCGCGCGGCCGCCCCGGCGTCGGCATGAAAATCTGGTACGCGCGCGGCTGATCGAATTGCCAGCGCGGGCGCCTGCCCATCGCCGCGCAAGCCGTGACGATCGCCTGCGCGTTGAACTGCGATCGCAACAGCGGCGAGATACACGCCTCGGCGATCGGCGCGAGATCACCGAACAGCGCGCGCGCGTCGTGCTCGCTTTCGATCGTCGCATCGGTCGGCAGATCGGCGATCGCCGCCGCGATCAGTTCGGCGTCGGCGTGCGGGGCGCCCGGCACATAACCGAGCGGATCGCTTTCGCGCTGGTGATCGAGGCTGCGCGCGATCATGCCGGGCCGCGCAGCCTTGTGGCGGCGGATCGCAGCGCCGATCTCGGCCGACACCCCCCGACCTTTCGGCAGCTCTTCGCGCAGCGCCCATTGCAGCAGTCGCTCGATTTCGATTTTCGGTTTCACGGCCTTGTCCTTTTGGGGTTGGAACTTATCGGCTGTAGGGATGTAGGGTTTCTGTACAGTTAGTTAGAAACCCTACAGGATAAATTCTGTATAGTTTTCAATAGGCTGCATAGTCTTGCTGTAGGGATGTAGGGTTTAGAAGGGTACGTACATATGAGTCAGTGATCCGGCTTTCGCCCCCGCACCCCGGAGTAGCAGAGGCCGGACACCCGCCTAAACCGTGCATCCCTACAGCCAACCCGACAGCGCCTTGCGATCGCTACGGAATTTCGGGATGCACGGTTTTGCGCAACCGTACAGCGACCGTGCATCCCGACATGGTTTTCAGATGGCTGCACGGTTGCCGGCGAGGCTCGCAACCTCAAATCGGCACCACGTCGTCGGCCGGGTGCGGCGGCTCGTCGGGCCGGCGGCGCGGTGCGGCCGGGACGTTTTTCAGCCGAACGTGCATGTAGCGCTTGCCGGTTTCCTTGCGCTCTTTGAGGAACCCCTTTTGCGACATCACCCGGCCGAACATCGTTTCTTTCCAAGGCCGCACCGCGTTCGCGTTCGCCCACGCGGCAAAAGCGTCGTACATCTCGCGCGCGCTCACACTCGACGCCGCCGTGCCGTCGGCGTTCGCCGGCACACCCTCGACGCAATCGCCGATGAATGTGCCGACAGGGTCCATTTCGTCGCGGTATTCGGCCGTCGCCTCCATCACCTCGGCCGGCGTGCGCAGGCCGTCGTTCAAGTAATCGAGCGCCCCGGCAATCAGCCAATTTAGGATTCCGGATCGCTCCGGCATGATCTCGGCCATCACCTCATCCATCGGTCGCCGCTCGTGATCGGCGATCGTCACCGGCCACGGAACAAACTTGATCCGCCGCCAAATGCCATGATCGACGCCCGAAACCTCGGGCTTGTGGTTGCCGCTCAGAACGAGCTTGAAGGCCGGGCGAAACTCGAAAAACTCTTTGTTGAGCGACCGCACGAGCATCGGCTCGCCGCCGGTGAGCGACTTGATCAGTGCCTCTTTGAACTGCACCCCGCGCTCTGGTTCGGACGCACGCACCAGGCGCGCGCCCGGCAGCCGCGCCAGATCGGGCGACGGTCCCGAGCCCGAGCGTTGCTGATCGCCGGCGAGCGACTCGAAATTGATCGTTGCGCAATATGGTCCCATGATCCGCGCGACGATCTCGACGAACGTCGATTTCCAGTTTGCGCCGGTGCCATAGCTGAAAACGAAACACTGCTCGCCGGTGAGTCCGGTGAGCGCGTAGCCGTGATAACGCTGCACAAAGTCGCGCACCGTGGCGATCGGCAGAAATCGCCTAACAGCCGCCTCGAAATTCGGTGCCCGCGCGGTCGGATCGTAGTCGACCGGCGCAACCTTGGTGATGTTGTCGGCGCGCCGGTGCGGCGTCAGCTCGACGCGCCACCGCTTGGTCACCTTGTCGGAATGATCCGACGCGTCGGGATCTGGCACCTCGTCGGCGACAAACCGCAGCGTGCCGTTGAGCACGTTGAACGCGAGCGGATCGCCGTCGAGATCGTCGACCGTCACCGTGCGGTACGGCTGCGCCTGATCGAGCATCCCGCGGATTTTGCCCGAGTTTCCACTCGACACCGCATATTTCCGCCGGGCGATCTGGCGCCCCTTGACGGCCGCCTGCGCTTCCTCGCCGGCGAGGATCATACGTTTGAGCATCACCGCCGCCGAGCGCTGCGCGATCCGCGCTCGCGGATCGGCCTCGGCCTCGATCGCGGCGATCTGATCGCGCGCTTGGCTGGCCGTATCGATCGCACGCCGCTCGTTCGGCGTCGGCTCGATCACGTCGGACTCGAGCACGATGCGCTCGGCGGTTTTGTGCGCGAGCTTAACCGCCACCTCGGCGCCGCCTTCGCGCTCCCAATGCTGCCCGACCCAGGCGTGCCAACCCACGTCGCGCACATGCAACAGATCGCCGCCGAAATGGTGCAACAACCGCCGGCCGTTGCCGAGATCGTTCTGCGGCTCGCGCGCGCAGGCGACCAGCACCGCCCGCGATACGTCGTCGGCGTCGTCGGGCCGCGCGTCGTCGGCAGGCTCGATTTCCCCCTCATCCTCGCCTTGCCCGTAGGGGTGCCCCGTCTCGGCGGGGTGCGGGGTTTCGTCGAGGTGCGACGGATCAAAGCCGCTATCGGATTCGAGCATTCGCGCAATACGCTCGTGCGGCGGCAGATCACCGCGTCGCCGCGAATCCGTTCAACGAGCAGCATCATGTTTTGGTAGATCGCGACGAGACGCCAACGATCGGCGGCGATCCGGTGGCAGAAATCTCGATCAACATCGGTCGCCGCGCGATCGGCCTCGTTCAGCGCGTAGTTGCGCCACAGCGCATATCGGTTCGCCTGCGATTCCAGCTCAATCAGCATGGCGCCGAACGTGATCGACGCTTCGGCGTCATCATGGGGTACCCCGTCGTCACGGGGTGCGGGGTTGTCGCTCACGGCCGCACCTCGATCGCCGGCAGCATCCGGTCGCGCTTGACGCATTGTGTCACCTGCGCAGCGGTCACCGCCGCGCCGAGTTTGGCCACGCTGGCAACGCGCGACGCGCCGCCGATCGAGTATCCGATCGCCACGCCGGCGAGGATCAGGCCGAACGCCATTGCGATGAATTGCGGCCGCGTCATCATGATCGCCTCGCCGACATCAGCCGCGCCGCCGCGCACCATTCCCTGATTTTGTGATCGAGCGCCGAGCGCGCCTTGACGGCGCTGGCCGCGGGCCGAGGCGTGCGCGGCACGTCGGGCAGGTACACCGCCCAAAAATAGCCGGCCGTCGGATCGTGCGTGACCGCGCCAACCACCACCACACCGAGCCGCGCCTCGATCGAGGCGCCGGTTTCGCGGTACTCGATCGAGATCACCGGCGCGCCGGCCAGCGCGCCAGGCGCAGCCCGGCCCGAGCGGCGAGCGTCGCCCGGCTTGCTGGCGTAGTCCGCATTCGGCGCGCGCCGCTTGTGCTGCACCGTGAAAGCCGGGCGATCAGTCATCGCCACAACCCAAGCTCAGCCGCCGCGATTTGAAACTCGATAAACGCCCTGTCCGGCGACCAATACTCGAGCCGCACGCCGAGCGGATCAGCACCGAACGCTGCATGATCAGCGGTCGCACCCCACGGCATCACCGCGGGCGCCATGTTTTGCAACTGCTCAGCGCCACCGATCTCATTGTCGAGCTGCTTAATCGAGGGATCGAGCGGCCAATCAAAATCGAACTTCGCAGCAACAACCCGCATCACGCGGCTTTCAATTGCCTTGTAGTTCGAGAACTCACCCTTGATCGGCCGCGGAATGTCGCGCAGGCCGAGTCCTTCGCTGGCATCATGCAGAAGCACCGCGCGCCGCTGCCGCGCCGACCAGCAACGATCAGTCGCAACGCGGTACATCAAAACACTGTGCTCGGCGACGCTGTAGAAGCGCAGGCATTGCCCGCCGAACCGGCATTCACGCGCCAATCCGGCCGTAATATCCAAGACGCTGATTTCTTCGGCGCGAGGATCGAGCGGCCAGAAGGCGCCGCCGGTAAACGTCTGAATCCAGTCGCCTACGCGCGGCGCCGGCGGCAACTGTGACGGATCGAGACAGTCGCACGCCCCGGCCGATGACGCGCAATAACTACACATCATTGCATCCCCCTGTTGATAATTTCGAAAAACGCAAACACGCGCGTCGCCCGTGCGATGATCGGATCGAGCGTGATCACCAGCACCACAGCGAACAGCGCGAACGCCGCCAGCTCGACGCGATCCGGCATCACACGCCGCCCTTGAGGCACTTCCTGCATCCGAAGACGCCGTGCTCATCACACATGCCGTCGTCGAGAAGCCCGACCAGACGATCGCCGAGCACCCGCGCCGAGTCCGGCGTCGGCGCTGAACGCACGTGCTCGATCGCCTTGTCGGGATCTGCGGTGCGCCAGTCCGGCCAGGTGCGCGCCTCGTTGCGCGACTGCTTGAGCGCGATCGCGCCGGCGATTTCCTCCGGCTTGAAACCAGCGCGCCAAGCGCCGTCGAGCGCGAGCAGGATCACGTCGACCCATTCAGTGATATCGCCCGGCGCCTTTTCCACCTCGATCAACTCACGGCGGATATGGTCGATCACGCCAGCGGTGCGCGGTCCCGGCCCGAACGTGCGAAACGAAAACTGCCGTTGCCGCTCAAGGTGAGCGACGAGATCGAACGCCGCCAGCGCCCCCGTCGCCACCGCCGGTTCGCCCGGCCAAGGCCGTTGTTCCTGCATCCGCGGCAACGCGCGCTCGGCGCGCGTGACCGCCGAGCGCGAGCCGAGATCGACGCCGACGTGCAACGGCGCATCCGACGTCGCGCAGAGCGCGGCGAACGTCGCCAGATCGAGCGCGCGGGCGGTGTGGCAGCCCCCGGTGCAAACGTAGCGGGTGCGCGCGCCGTCGCGCTCATCCTTCCAGCACTCGGCGCAGTGCGCGCCAGGCCGCGCGGCGTTCGGGCAAGGCGCGGCGAGCGCGTCGGCCGTGCCCTGCGCGTCGGTCGCACCGCAGAGCGTGCACACCTCGTCATACAGCGAGGAATCGGAAAGCCGCGTCTTGTGTGTCGGATGCGTCATCATCTTCCCTTAGTTAGTTAGAGGTCCGCGAACAGCGATCCGGCCTCGAAAGGCCGCTCTCCGATTTTCGCCTTGACGGATTCGCGCTTGCGTTCATCGGGGCCGGCGAGCGCGAGCGCCATGCGGCGGCGGATATCGTCGCGGTACTCGGCCTCGCGCTCGATCAGCACCGCGCGGCGGCCCTCGCGGAACGCCGCCTCGCCCGTGGTGCCGGTGCCGGCGAACGGATCGAGCACCACCTGCCCCGGCGCCGTACTTAAGCGAACGAGGTACTGAATCACGTCGACCGGCTTAATCGTCGGATGCTTAGAACCGACGCGGTCGTGCGCATCGGCCTTTGCGGAATAGAAGAAACGCGCGGCCGAGCCGCCGTCGCCGAAACCCACCTCGCGCAGATCACCGCGCGGAAACGCCGATCCGTAAATGCCGTTACCATCGGCCGAACCGCCGCGCGTCGCTCTGCCGCCGCCAGCAGCGGCAGGAAACCCCGCGATCACGCCGGCGCTGCCGTCATGGATCACGTTCGCCGGAAACCGCCCGGTCCCGTTGGACGGCCCGCCGCGCTCGGCCGCCTTGTGCGAGAACATCGAACGCCCCGGCCGGCGATAGCCGTCATGCCCCGGCGTCACCTCGGAATAGTCCGCGCTCGCCTCGATCACCTCGCTCGCGTCTGCGGTGATCCGCGCCGCGTCGATATTGATAGCGCCGGTGCCGAACGCCGCGACGTTGTCGGCGATCGAGCCGATCAGCGGCTTGCGTGCCATCACGATCGGCTCGAATGCGGGCTTGAGCGCGCTGCCGAAGCCGGCGAATTGCTGCGCCAGATCGTGCCGGAACGGCGCCTCGCGCCGCATTTTCTCGCCGTCGGAAAGGTAGAAATACTCGGTCACGCCGCCGACCTTGCGCGGCTCACACAGCGTCTTTTCGAAATCCAGCGATACCGCGTGCGACTTCGGAAAGCCCGAGCCGAATACCCAGGCGAGCAACCCGCCAACGTCGCCGGACTCCACCACGATCTGCAGGAAGGCCGCGCGCTGCGCATCGTTCAATGAGTTGAGAAACCCGACGATCCGCGCGTCGGCGTCGATCATGTCGAGAATGCAGTCGCGGGTTTCAAATCCCGCATCCTCGATCGCCACCTGCATCCGGCCGAAGCCGCGCGACGCGCCGAACGCGAGCAGGTGCGCGCCGGGTTTCAGCACCCGATACACCTTGCGCCAGATATCAGGCCGGAACGCGATATCGCCGCCGTCCCATTGCTTGCCCATGAAACCGGCCGAGGTGCGCTTGTAGGCGCCGCCCGAGCGATCGTCCTGCGCCGGCGCAGCGCCATCCTTTCCGAACCGCTGCACGATCGAGGTGAGGTGATACGGCGGATCGCACACACACGCGTCGATCGAGCTTTCCGCCAGCGTATCCAGCACCGCCAGGCTGTCACCGGCATGCAGCATCACCCGGCCGCCGAGCAGCGCCTCGCCGCCGTGCGCGTCGATCGTCATCGCTCCCCCCTGCACTTGCTCGTGGCGCGGCCTTGCAGCGCCGCGGTGTTGCGCACCGCCTGCGCGATCATTTCGCGCAGCTCGCGCTTAGTCGGCTCGGCGTGCGCCGCTGCGCGCGCCGCAAAGCCGGCAGCGTCGTTAGCGTCGACAAAGTTTCGGAATTGCCGGCTGTGCGCGTCGCCGCGATAGAACCGCATCGCCCGCGCCCCTAGAACGGAATATCGTCATCGAGAGGCGGCGAAGCCCGGCCCGAGCTGATCCCGCCCGAGCCGCGTGGCGGCAGCGTGCCGCCGCTCGCCGGCGCCGTGGTGCGCGTGGTGCCGTAGTCGCCCTCGCCCTGCGCGCCCGGCACGCCCTCGCGCTTGTCGAGCAGCGTCAGGGTGCTGTTGAAGGATTGCAGCACAACCTCCGTCGTGTACCGATCGACGCCGCCCTGATCCGTCCATTTGCGGGTTTTCTGCGCGCCCTCGACGTAAACCTTGCTACCTTTCTTGAGGTACTGCTCGGCGATCTTGGCGAGGTTTTCATTGAACACGACGACGCGGTGCCACTCGGTCGCCTCCTTGCGCTCGCCCGTCGTTCGGTCGCGCCACGTCTCCGAGGTCGCGATCGAAAACGTCGCGATCGGTCGGCCGTCTTGGGTGTGGCGAATATCCGGATCGGTGCCGAGGTTGCCGATCAAGATGACTTTGTTAACGCTGCCGGCCATGCCGCTTAGTCCTTCATTTCGGAAGATTTGAGAGATCAGCGCACGAACCGCGCGCGGCCCGCCTGCATGACGGCGCAGCAGGTGCGGGCATCGCGGCCAAGACCGCGGTGCTGGTGCTCTTGCCCATGCTTGGGCTTTTGATCACCACGACGCCGCCAACGGAGCGGATGCAGCTGATCGGGCCGATCGCCGTGGCCGCGCTCACCGCGCCACCCCGGCTCGCCGCGCGCGGCTTTGCTGATCGAGCGCCCGCGCCATCGCCATCAGCTTGTCTTGCGTCACCGGCGGCTGCGCGAGGTACTGCGTCGGAACCTCGACCACCATCGCGTCGGGATCATGCGCGTGGTGCAGCGCCGCCAGCGAGCGCGCGCAGGCGGACGCGTAGCAGGGATTAGGCTGCGCGATCGGCGAGGCGTCGGTGTCATCGGCATCGACAATCGCGCCGATCGAGCCGTCGCAGGCGAGCGCGGACGGCGCGAGCGGCACACGCGCGCTACTACGCGCCGCAAAGTGCGGCCGCGGCCCGCTCGGCAACCGGCCGGCAGCCTTCTCGCCTTCCCAAAACCTGCGCACATGCCGCGGCCCGAGATTGGCCGCCGCGGCGATCGCGTCGAGCTTGTCCGGCCCGTGCCACGCATCGCGCAGCCATTGTTGACGCACCTCGCTGATCATCCCCTCACCCCCTTGCTCACCAGTTGGAAAAGATCGTCGCGCGTGATCGCGAGCGCCTGCTCGGCGACGAAGGCGAGGCGCAGCACCGTTGCGCCGGTCGCCAGCGGTTCGGACGCAATCAGCTTGAGCGTGTGTGTTAGCAACGCCGCGCCGCACCCGGCGCCGCCGGACTCGGCAAAGTCGGCCTCGATCTCGATCAGATCGGGCAACATCGGAATTGCCAGATCGGGCCGAGCGATAATCGTCTCGGCCGCACCGATCAGCCGCGACAGCGCGCCGCGCAGGCTTCCGGCGATCACGGCCGCACCATCCGGCCGCGCCCTGCGCCGCGCGGGTTGCGGCTGCCGTCATCATTCCGGCAGGCGCAGGCGTCGAGCCGCGCGGCGCAGTTGCAACTAACACCGTCGCACGACGCGAGCCGACGGCGACGGGCGACGAATACGATGATCACGCCGGCGATCGCCAACGGCGCGCAATAGACGAGCGCGATCGCGATTTCGAACCTCACCACGCGCCCCTCAACGTCATGTCGGCGTAGAGGTCGGGCGGCTCGCGCGTTAACTCTGGCGCGCGCGGCGCCTCATCGGTCGCGACGGCCAGCGCCCGCCGGACCACGAATGGCGAGGCGCAAGCCGGACAAGAACAACCGCCGCCATTCCCCGCGCCGCAGCGCGCAGGCTTTTCATCCGCTTGAGACATGACTCCCCCGCTGCCGCGGAAGCCTTGTTCCGCGGCCCTACCCCGTGATTCGACATTTGGAACTGGACGAACTAGGGTGGATGCCGGCAGCCGCTGACACGGCCGCCTCCCCAGCTTTTCCGCACCCGAATCGCCAACCGACTCGATGCACACTCCGGATATACGCGGCACTTATATTTCGCAACCCGCCCCATACGTCCGGCGGTTATGGGATCGCGAAGCTGCGCCCTACTCTCGGCGCATGTCACCGTCGTTGGAAAAGCTCATTCGCGACACGCGCCTCGCGCTTGGCAGCAAGGGAAAACCCCTGAGCCAAACGCGTTTCGGCGAATTGGTCGGCGTGAGTCAGGTCGGCGTTTCGCGCTGGGAAAGCGGCGAAGATGCGCCGACCGAAAAAAATTTGTTGAAGCTGATCGAGATCGAGCCGGCGTTTGCGAAATTCCTGCCGAGCCGAGCCATCAACCTGCCCGTTTACACCATGGTCAGCGCCGGCGCGTTGTCGGCGGCCGAAACGGTCCTCGACGCCCACCTTGACGAATTGCGGCGAATTCCCGTCGCCGGCCTGCGGAACGGAGATTATTTCATTCTTCAGGTCGAAGGCGACAGCATGAACAAGATCGCCCCCGACACCAGCTTTATCGTTGTCGACCGCGCCGACCGCGAACTTGTGCCGGGCAAGGACTACATTTTCATGCACGATGGCCGCGCGACCTTTAAGCGGTACCGCGCCCGCCCGATGCGACTGGAACCCTATTCGCACAACCCCGAGCACGATCCGATCGAACTCGACGGGCTGGAAGGCGTCAGCGTCGTTGGACGCGTCGTCAAAGTTTTCCTCGATCTCTGATTAGGACGGCTGACTGATTCGACGAACTCCGCCCGGATTATAAGCAGAGAGGATTTTCAACCTCAATTTTATACGTTGCACTTATTTTTTGCGTGGACTTTTCAAAAGCGACGCTTTTAGATTTCGGCTCTCCACTAGGAAAGGAAGCCGATGTCACTCGCCATCACCACCGCATCAGCAAGCGACCCGCGCCGCCTGCTGTCCGGCCATCGCGCCATTCTCGCTCTTGCCGACGATATGCGCACCGCCGGCGTCGGCGTGACAGAAACCGACATGCTGCGCGCCGGCTGGACCGCCGAGCAACTGCAACGATACGGCAACGCCGCGGCGAATACCGCGCGGCGGCTCGCCTGTCGTGTCAACTAGAACACGGTGACCGCTATGCGCAGCCGTCGCCTTTCCGAAGCCTGCATATTTGCGATGCGCGCCGTGCGCGACCATCGCGCAGTATTCAATCGTAGCGTCGCCACCAACATCCGCGCCGTCGCGCGGGTTTTTCCCGAGTTTGTCAGCATCAACTATCCACCCATTCGCGGGACCACCGAGACACCGATCCTGTTTGCGACACTTTCGCCGGCGGGACACGCGTTCATCACGCCACGAAAGAGCTTCAAGAGCTGCCGTCGACGCCCGGTGCAGCCGTGAAGCTGCAAACCATGATCGCACTCGACGCTAACGGGGACATGCTCGACGAGGCTCAGATCGTCCCGCCGCGCGCGAGCGCCAGGCGTCTCAAAAAACTGTTCGCCCGGCGCGCCGACGTGGCGCGCGTGATCCGCATCACAACGGAGGAAAAGCGCCCATGAGGCCGCGTGTCGACGATCCTACAAACAAGGCCGCCCGCGCCGAGAAACTGCTCGACGCAATCAAGCTCGAAACGCATTGGCTGTTGATCAGCGCACGCCCGCGCAATTACCAGATCGACGAGTCGCACTACGCCGAAGATCGCGCACTGTTCGTTAAGGTCTGGCCGCTGATCCGCGGCCAGCGGGTGCCGGAGTCGTTCCTTACCGACTTCTATAGCGTGCGCGATCAGCACGCCTCGGCACTCACACACCTGATCGAGATCAGGCGCCAGCGCGCCCATGCTCGGCGGATGAACCAATGAGCCTCAACGGATATTTGCTCGGCGTCGCACTCACCAGAGCGCGCGCGATCGACCCCGAAGCGTTTGACGACGAAAAGGTGCTGCAGATCGAACCGGCACGCCGTCACGCGGCGCTGCACCTTGCCCGCCAACAATTGCAAGCCCCGAACCGGCTCGACGGCGCCATCATCAATCCGGAAGGCGACGCGGTATGACAACGCCTCAAGCTGTCGGCCGGCTTTGCCATAACGCGACGCTGCTAATCGTCGGCGGCGTCAAGTTCGATAGTTACAAAACTGGCATCAATGACTTCGAACGCCGCAGCGCCGACGGCCGAATTTGCCTTCGCCGCTGCCGCGGCGCGTCGACCTATGTCGCGCTCGTCGACGGCGCGGCGATCAAGAATGGCAGCGGCAAGCCGAAGCGATTCCAAACGCAAACCGGCGCGGCCGCAGCCGCCGTCGCGCTGATCAGCAAACGCCTCGACGTGAAAAAATAAGCGAACCGTGCCCCGAGCCCGCCAACCAGCACCTTTCCACAAGCCGCCCGAGGAATTGCTCGAGCTGGTGCGGGCGCTTGCCAAACGCGCGGCGCGCGAGGATCATGCGCGGGATATGGCGCGGCGGGAAAAGGCCGGCGGCGCCGCAGCCGCCAGCCCGAGCCCATGATCCGCGCCGCCATTTACGCCCGATTTTCCTCCGATCTGCAGTCCGACCGCTCGATCGACGATCAAATCGCGCTGTGCCGTGAGATCGCGGCCCGCGATGGAATGGCCGTTGTCTCTACCTTTGAGGATCGGGCGATTTCAGGCACCAGCGCGATTAACCGCCCCGGCTTCGCGACCATGATGCGAGCCGCCGAGGCGAGGCTGTTCGACGCCGTGATCGCCGAGGATGTCGACCGCATTTCGCGAGATCAAGGCGATTGGCACGCCGCCCGCAAGCGCCTCGATTTCCTCGGCATCACGATCCACACCGCAAGCGGCAAGGTCGGCAAGCTCGACGGCGCGCTGCGCGCGCTCATGGGCGAAATGTTCATTGAGAATTTGGTGGTGCACGTCCGCCGCGGCATGGACGGCGTGGTGAGATCGGGCCGCCACGCCGGCGGCCGCGCTTTCGGTTATCAGGCCGTGCCGGGCAAGCCGGGCGAACTGGAGATCGTCGAAGCCGAGGCCGAGATCGTCCGCCGCATCTTTACCGAATACGCCGCCGGTGCCCCGCCCCGTGACATTGCCGGGCGACTCAACGCCGAAAGCGCGCCAGCGCCCCGAGGCACGCGCTGGAACGCGTCGACGATCAACGGCAACGTGCAGCGCGGCGCCGGTATCTTGCTCAATGAGCTTTATACCGGCCGGATCGTTTGGAATAAGGTCCGGATGATCAAAGACCCGGCGACGGGCAAACGAATTTCGCGACCGAACAAGCCCGATCAATTTCGCACCGCCGAGGCGCCGCACCTTCGGATTATCACAGATGACCTGTGGCGAGCGGCCCAAGCCCGCAAGGCACGCACCAGCACGCCAGGCGCCCCGCGCGCGATCCAGCGCACCGCCCGCATTCTCGCCGGACTAATCCGTTGCGGCTCGTGTGGCGGCGGCATGTCGTCGATCGGCAACCGCGCCGGCACCGCCCGACTGCAGTGCTCGACGCACCGCGAAAGCGGCGCCTGCACCAACAGCCGCCGCATTAAGCGGGATGACGTTGAACGACTCACCTTCGAAGGTCTGCAGAGAGAACTAAAAAACCCGGTGTTCCTCGCCGAATACGTCGCGACTTATAACGACGAACGCCGCCGACTTGCCAAAGAGGCAGACACCGACCGCGCCAAGCTCACCCGGCGCCAAGGCGAGATCACCCGGCAGCTCGACCGCCTGATTGACCTTGTCGGCCGCCTCGGCGCCGATCCGGCGCCCATCGTGCCGCAGATCAACGCGTTGCAGGCCGAGCGCGAAACCATCGCCGCGCGGCTCGACGCGATCGGCGAGGCCGGAAACGTCGTGGCACTGCATCCCGCGACGATTGCGCGTTACCGGACCGACATCGCGACACTAGCGGAGCTGATGCAGCAAAACGAAATCGGCGAGGTCGACGGCGCCGCCGACCGGCTGCGCGAACTGGTGGATTCGGTTGTGGTGTACGCACCCCCGAACAGCGCCGATATCGAGATCGAGATCAGGGGACGCCTCGAAACCCTCTTGCAAGCCCCGCCCGCAATGCGCCGCATCGCTGGAAACGGCAGGGGGGGCTTGGTGGTAGCGGGAGAGGGACTTGAACCCCCGACCCCAGGATTATGA